CTGAAATCGCAAGCCGACATCCTGCAGCTGGTCGCGCAGGCGTTGCTCAAAGTGCCCGAGGGCGCGCAGCGCGCGGCGCTCGAAATCGCGCTGTTCGGGAAGGCCGGGCAGGACCTCAACGCCCTGTTGCCGTCGTTGAACAAAAGCGTCGACGACCTGTCGCAGAAATTCGCCGACGGGATCATCCCGCAGGCGACCATCGACCGCATGGTCGAGATTCAAAAACAGAGCGACCTCACCGAAGCCAAACTCTCCAAGCTGTTGAGCGTCCTCTATACCGAGGTGAAGGGCGACTTCCTCGCGAAGGTGAACAGCGACATCGCCGACATCACGCGCGGCCTGCAGGCGGCGTCGGCCTACGAAGGCATTTTAGACAAGATCGCCGCCTTTTACGGCGCGGTGGGCTCGGCGCAAAACCCGCAAGGCACCTCGCCGCTGTCGATCTGGGTCAAGGACGCGGCGCAGCTCAACACCGACCTGGCCGAGATGCAGACGCGGCTCACGCGCCTCCAAAGCGAGGGGCAGGGCACGCAGGCGACGACGCTGCAGAAACAGATCGCCGACAAACAGTCTCAGCTCGACAAGCTGAACACGTCGATCGCGCAGGCGACCGCGCCCGTGATGCCTACGGTCACGACGACGGCTCCGGCCGGTGGCAGCAACCCGCCCGCCAAGGGCGGCAGCGGCAACACCGACGCCGACAACATCGAGGCGCAGATCAGGCGCTATCAGGCGCTGGCCGACGCGGCGGCCAAGGCACAGGCCACGATCAGCGCGTCGAACGCGCAGAACGTCGAGGATCTAAAGCGCCAAGTCACGGTGCAGCAGCAAGTCGACGACATCACGGGCAAGCTGGAAGCCAAACACATCCAGATCAGCGCCGAACAGAAACAGCGCCTGACCGACGCCGTGACCGGAGCCGAGACCCAGCGCGCCGCCGAGCAAAAGCTGCTGGACGTCAACGTGCAGGCCGAAGCGCTCGAATCGAAGCTGGGCGACGGCACGGTCGCGCGCACCAAGGCACTAAAGGACCTCAATCTCGAACAGGAAACCGGCCGCGTGAGTGGCGTCGCCTACGCCACGCAGATGAAAAACATCACCGACACTTACAAGGATCAGCAGGATCAGGCGACGCGTGTCGGCAACGGTCTCGACGCGCTCGGCGCGGGGTTCGATCAGGCGGCGCGCGCCTACGCCAAGGCCAACGACGCGTTCGCTGCAGGCGGCCAGGTTTTCACCGGCATCACCAACGCCATGTCGGAGTCGGTCGACTATCTGGTCGGCACGTCGACCAAAGGGTTCGACCAGATCGCGCAGGAGTTCGCGACGATGCTGGCCAAGATGGCGCTGCAGGCGGCGTTGTCGCCCGTGTTCAAGGCGATCGGCTCAGGCGTCAGCGGGCTCCTGTCAGGCCCGACCGGGATCGACAGCGAGATCGCGCAATGGTCGGCGTATGGCACAGCGGGCGCGTCGTCGAGCGGCGGCGGCCTGTTCGCTTCGCTGCTGTCGGGGATCGGCTCGATCTTCGGTCGCGCGACGGGCGGGCCGATCATGCCGGGGCAACCCTATCTGGTGGGCGAGAATGGCCCCGAGCTGATCGTGCCGGGCGGCGCGGGACAGGTGACGCCGATCGCGGGCGGCTCGGGGGGAGTGACCGTCAATCTCGACATGCGCGGCCAGCAGTCGACGAGTGGCACCAACCCGCAGCAGGCGGTCGCACTCGGTCGCAAGATCAAGGCGGCGGTCTCTGACGTGATCCAGAATGAGAAGCTGCCGGGCGGCTCGCTCTACAGCCGCGTGACAGCGTAGGACCTAATTAGCGTCTAATTAGATACCGGGGGCCGCATGGCGCACAACACGCCGTATTGGGGCTGGTGCCCGCAGGCGGGAGCGGCGCGCACGACGACGCTCGCGATCGACCAGACGAACTACGGCGACGGCTACAACCATCGCGCCACGCGCGGCATCAACCCGGCACGCCCCGCGTGGTCGCTCGTCGTCCCCTTCGTTGGGCTCGACGAGCTGAACACGATGGATTCGTTCCTCGTCGCATATGCGGCGATCGGCTTCTGGTTCACGCCGCCCGATGGACCCGACGACCTGTTCGTGAGCTGCGACACGTGGTCGGCGACGATCGCCGACACCAATCGCGCGAAGGGCATCGTTGGCACTCTGCAGGCGACGTTCGTGCGCCAGTTCAACCCGCAGCCCCTGAACGCGCCGCCATGACCGACCTTGCGACGACCGAACTGCTGACGCTGTGGCACCTCGACACGACGATGCTCGGGCCGCAGGGGCAGGTTTTCTATTTCAGCAGCTCCGAGGATTTCGACACCGAGATCATGTGGGGCGGCAATCGCTACGTCGGCCTGCCGATGGACGCGAGCGGCTTCGAAATGACGACCAAGGGCCCGCCCGTTCAGCCGACGATCACGCTGTCGAACATCTATGGCGCGGCGACCGAGCTGCTGATGACCTACAACGGCCTGATCGGCGCGATGGTCGGGCGCATCCAGACGCTGCGCCGCTTCCTCGACGATGGCGCGACGCCCGACCCGAACGCGTGGATCACGTGGGACGTCTACGTCGTGGCGCAAAAGACCTCGCACACGGCCTTGGCGGTCGTGTTCAAGCTGGCGACGAAAATGGATCAGCAGGGCACGCAGCTGCCGCGCCGCCTGATCCTGCGGGACATCTGCACGCACACCTATCGGTTTTGGGACCCGAACATCGGCGGCTTCAACTATTCGAAAGCGTCGTGTCCCTACACCGGCAACTTTTTCTCCGACCCCAACAACAATCCCGGCCCGCCGCAGCTCGACGCCTGCAGTCGCACGATCGTCGGCTGTTCGCAGCGCTTCGGCGGTGGCGTGCTGCCCGCGCGATTTTTCCCCGGCGTCGGCAAGGTGAAGTGATGCAGCTGCCCACACGCATCGATCAAGTGCCGCTGTCGCCGAAATTCCCGGCGACCTGGACGCGCGAGATCGCCGAGGCCGCCTACACGCACGCCCTCGCCATGTTCCCCGAGGAAGCGGCGGGCGTGGTCGAGGGCGGCGAGTTCGTGCGGCTCGACAATCTCTCCAAGACGCCCGAGGACGACGTGCAGCTCGACGACGCCCAGCTGCTGCGCGTCTCGGGTTCCGAGCTGTTCTTTCACAGCCATCCCAACGGCCACGGCTGCCCGAGCGAACAGGACATGATCTACCAGCAGCAGCTCGGCATCCCGTTCGTCTGCATGACGCTGCCGCTTTACGACGTGTTCGCCTTCGGTGAACAGCTCGACAAAGCGCCGCTGATCGGTCGCGGCTTTCGGCACGGCATCCACGATTGCTACTCGCTGATTCGCGACTGGTATGTCGCCAAGGGGATCACGAAGCTGTGGGACCAGCCGCGCGGCTGGGAGTGGTGGTCGAAAAGACAGAACCTCTACATGGAGAACTTTGCCGCCGCTGGCTTCGATCGCATCGATCGCAGCGAGGCGACGCGCGCGGGCGATCTGCTGCTGTTCAACTTCAACTATCCGGTGCCGATGCACGGCGCGATCGTGATCGACCACGATCTGATCCTGCATCACGCGTCGGGCATCAAGCCGGTCGACGCGACGCGGCTCTCGACCATGGTGCCGCGCCAGCGAATGGTGCGCCTCGCGTCGGTCGCGCTGCGCCACCGTGACCTATGATTCGCGACATCTATCTCCACGGCACGGCCGGGCGTGAGTTCGGGCGGCACTTTCGGCTGCACGTCGCCAGCCCTGCCGAGGCGGTGCGCGCGCTGATCACGTTGCGGCCGGGCCTGCGCGCTCTGCTGCGACGCGGTTACTGGCGGATGATCGTCGGGCCGCCGCATCTCGCCAACGCGATCGAGCTGCAGCAGCTCAACATGAGGGCGGGCGCGCAGCCGATCCACATCGTGCCCGCAGCAGGCGCGGGCGGTGGCGGCGGCGTCGGCAAAGCGGTCGCGGGTGTGGCGCTGATCGGCGCGTCGATCGTCACGGCCGGGCTGGCCGCGCCAGCGGGCTTCGCCGCGTTCGCCACGCTTGAAGGCGCGGGAGCTGCGCTCGGGGCCAGCACGGGTATTCTGGGTCTGACTTACGGCGGCATTGCGCTGGCGGGCGCGTCGATGGTGCTGGGCGGCATCTCGTCGTTGCTCACGCAACCGCCCGCGCAGACCCAATCGACCCAAGCGACCGCGATGGCCCCGGCGGGCAATTCGCCGTCGTTCCTGTTCAACGGCGTCACGAACAACAGCCAGCAGGGCGGGCCCGTGCCGCTGGTGTTCGGCACGCATCTCGTGGGCTCCGTCGTCGTGTCGGCCGGCATTTGGGCGGAGGACATCGCAGTATGAGAAACGACGACGTCCACGTGCAGCGCATCGCCGACCCGCGTCCGCGCATGCGGCGCATCGCGGCGAAGGGCGACGGCAAGTCAGGCGGTGCCAACTCGGGCGGCACGACGACGCCGCACCAGCCGGTCGACAGCCCCGACACGCTGCGCTCGCTCGCGACGGCGCGAATCCTGGAAGTGTTGAGCGAGGGCGTCGTCGCGGGGATGCACACCGCCGCACTTGGCGGGCCGTTCTGGAACTCGGTGTTTCTCGACAACACGCCGATCGCCGACGCGTCGAATAATTTCCAGTTCAACATCACGCAAGGCGATTTTCGCTACGGCTACCCGTCGCAGGACTGGATTCCCGGCTACAGCCAATCGGAGGCCGAGTTCAGCGTCGGCGTCGATGCCGTCTACGCCACGCCGATCGTGCGCGATCTTTCGGACACCAACATCACCAGCGTCCGCTACACCATCACGATCCCGGCGCTCTACACGCAGGAGCCAAACGGCGACGTCGATCAGTCCTCGGTCGGCTACGCGTTCGACATCTCGATCGACGGCGGCGCGTGGTGGAACGCCGTCACCGAGCGGGTTTTCGGCAAGTGCATGTCGCCCTATCAGCGCAGCGTGCGCGTCACGCTGCCCTCGCCGATCACCGACACGTGCCAGATCAGGATCGAGCGGCTCGACTTCAACAATGTCACGAACAACGTGAACGAATGGACGTGGACCTCTTACACCGAGATCGTCGACGGCCAGCTCGCCTTTGACGACACGTGCATCGCTTCGATGGCGGTCGACGCCGAGCAATTCCCCAACGTGCCGCAGCGCGCCTACTGGCTCGACGGCATCATGGTCGAAATCCCGACCAACTATAACGGCCGGACGCACGGCTATGACGGCGATTGGGATGGCTCGTTCTACATCCAGTGGACCAACAACCCGGCGTGGATACTCTACGCGCTGCTGACCAACGAGCGCTGGGGCCTCGGCCGCGATCTCGATCCCAACTCGATCGACAAGTGGTCCTTCTACGATGCGGCGGTGTGGAACGATCAGGGCGTGCCCGATGGCTTCGGCGGGACCGAGGTGATCTGGACGTGTAATTGCGTGATCAACACCGTGCAGGACGCGTGGCAGGTGCTGACGGCGGTCGCGTCGAATATGATCGGGTCGCTTTACTTCGCCAACGGCACCGTCTTTCTGGTGCAGGATCGGCAAGCCTACGCGCCGACGCGGCTGTTCTCGTCGAGCGACGTGGAGAGCGGGCTTTTCGAATACACCGGCAGCGACTACCGCTCGATGTATAACGCGGTGGCGGTGACGTGGATCGACCCATCGCAGCAATACACACCGGCCGTCGAGCTGGTGCAGGACCCCGTCCTCGTCGCCCAGCAGGGCTATCGCGACACGCAGCTGACCGCCTTCGGGTGCACGTCGCGCGGGCAGGCGCAGCGCATGGGGCGCTGGCTGATCTATACCAGCCAATACGAGACCGAGGCGGTGTCGTTCACGGTCGGGCTCGACAATTGCGATCTTCGGCCGGGCGAGATCATCGCCATCGCCGACCCGTCGCGCGCGGGCGCGCGCATGGGCGGGCGACTGCTGGACGACGAGGGCGCGGACACGATCACGCTCGACGCGCCAGCACCGACCGACGCGGGCGGCATCTATCAGATTCTGGTCTCAGTCGGCGATCCGGCGCAGGCCGAAACGGTGAACGTGATCGGGCTCACGCCGATCGCGTGGCTCGCCGGGAACCAGGTTCAGGTGAGCGGCAAGACTTCGCAAGTCGTGGCGGGCTGCCAGTACATCGCGCACTCGGGGCTGGTCGAGCCGACGTGGTGGCGCGTGGCCACGGTGACGGATGCGGGCGGCTCGAAATATACGATCCTCGCGACACAGTTCACGCAGGAAAAGTTCGACTACATCCGCGACGGCACGCTGGTCGCGCCGCCCTCGTTCTCACTGTTCCCGACCGGCGCGCTGCAGGGGCCGACCAACGTCTCCGACACCGAGTATATATACCTCGACGGCACGGGGACGCCGCAGTTCGGCGTCATCGTGTCGTGGTCGTCGTCGACCGATGCGCGCGTCGCCTACTATCAGCTGGAGATGTCGGGGCCGAACGGCGACTACCGGATTTTCCGCCAAGTCGTCGGCGTTCAGCAGGACGTCCCGCTGATGCGCCAAGGGCAATGGACGGCCACGATTCGCGCGTTCGACAACATCGGCCGCCGCAGCAGCCCGATCACCTACACGTTCCTGCCGACCGGCCTCAGCGCTGCGCCACAAGCGCCCGCTGGGCTCTACATCCAGCCACAGGGCGGCAATCTCTCGACGCTCACATGGATTCCCACGGGCGAGATCGACGTCGTGTTTTTCTGGATCATGTGGTCGCCGCGCACCGATGGCACAGCGACGTGGGACAATGCGGCGACCTCGATCGCGCGCGTCGATCGCAACACGACGCAAATCTCGACGCCGACGCGCGCGGGCACGTTCATGGTCAAGACGATCGACTCGCTTGGTCAGCAGAGCGTGAGCTGGGCCGAGGCGATCCTGCTGCCGCAGCAGACCGAGACGTCGGTGTTTTTCGACGAGTCCGAGGACCCGACTTGGGCGGGCGATCTCGGCACGAACTGGCACCACAATCTCAACCAAATCTGGCTGCCGCCGCCAGCCGCGCCCGAGCCGGTCGATCCCAGCGTGTTTCCCGGCGATCGCGGGCTGGCGCTCAACTCGACGCCGACCAGGACGGCGGTTTACGAGTTCGCCAACACGTTCGACCTCGGCGCGTCGACCCTCGTCACCATGACGGGCTATGGCGAGGGCTTCGGTCAGTGGCTGGGCGTCACGATGGACAAGTGGCAACCGCTGGCGAGCGCGCAGCCGCTGGCGATGGGTGCCAACTACACGATGTCGTCGTGGATACCGCTGGCGACCGCGATTCCGCTGGCGCTGGGCTCGAGCCGGAATTGGGATGCCCACGTCGAAGCGTCGATCAGTCTCGACGGCATCACCTATCAGCCGTGGTTCCCGCTGAAATCGACCGTCATCACCATGCGCGCGGCCAAATGGCGACTGGTCGGCACGATCTATGATCTGCAGACCACGCTCGCGATGGTGACGGCGGGTGTGATCATCGAGGTCCCGCTGCGCAACGTGCAGGGCTCCGACGTGCCGCTCGATCCCGTGACCGGGCATCTGTCGATCGCCTACGTCGCGCCCTTCCTCGTCACGCCCACGGTGCAGCTCACCGCGCGCGAAAGCGTCGCGCCGGGCGGCAACATTCTGATCGCCGCGAGCGATCGCGATCACTTCGAAGTGCAGGGCGTCGACGCTGCGGGCGCGCCTCACGGCGGCGGTGCGATCGACTATTTCGTTCAAGGCTACGGGGGCCATTCATGAGCCAATACGATTTCGGCGTCATCGACCCCTATGTGACTGTTGGCGTCGAGCTGGCCGACATGCTCAACCAGTGGCGCGACGCCGTCTATTCGCTGCACCGGGGCGGCGTGCGCCCGACCTACATCGTGCCGGGCATGCTGTGGGTCAACGACAGCGGCGGCGCGAACGCTTGGGTGGTGAGCCAGTACATCTCGCCCACGGTGGGCGATCTCGTGTGGTTCACGCTCAACACCACGACCGGCACGATCACCCTCGGCCCGCTGATGCAAGCCATCACGCCGCCGACCAACGACAATTCGCAAGCGGTCGCCACGACCGCGATGGTCCAGGCGGCGGTCGCGGCCGGTGCGGCGGCGACGCAAGTGCCGGGCCTGATCAACGGCCTCACGATCGCCAACGATGCCACGACGCCCGCCACCGTTCTCGACTTCAATCCCGGCAAGTGTTCTGACGCCGCTCATTCGACGATGCTCACGCTGCCGGGCCTGCTACGAAAGTCGATCTCGGGCGCGTGGGCCTCGGGCAGCGGCAGCAACGGCATGGGGCAAGGTCTCGCGGTCGCGCCGAACACTTGGTATCACGCGATGGCGATCGGCGTCGGCTCGTCGGTCGACGCCTATTTCGACACCAGCCTGACAGCGGCGAACAAGCCAGCGGGTGCCACGACCTATCGTCGCTTGGGCTCGGTCAAAACCAACGCGTCGAGCCAGCTGCTGCCGTTCCTGCAGGTCAACGATATGTTCCTGTGGCTCACGGCGATTCGCGACATCTCCAACATGAACCTGTCGGCCACCAGCCCGATCAACGTGCGCATGAGCATCCCGCCGCTGCCGGTGATGGTGCAGGGTCGCATGAACGCCAGCAACGCGTCGGGGCCGTTCTTTATCGACGTGCTCACGCCGGGCACCACCGGCCAGAACAACGGCGTGATCGGCGTGCCCAGCGGTCAGCAGGGGTCGGCGTTCTACTCGGTGATGTCCGACGCGCTCGGGCAGCTCCGCTACGTCACGGGCGGCGGCACCACCAACACGATCTATGCCGACACTTACGGCTGGATCGACACGCGCGGGAGGTTCGACTGATGGCACAGGGGCTTCAATACTTCGTGCTGCGCGACGGCGGCGTTATCGTCTCGGCGGCGACATCGTTGATCGAGGGGTTCGACCCGACGCCGATCACCGACGACGACCCTGATCTGGCGGCCTTTCTGGCAAAAGGGCCATTCGACACGCCGCCGCCACCGTCCGAAATCAAGGGAGGCTCGCCATGACACGTGGTCTCGCGTTCTGGGTTCTGATGCTGATCTGGCTGATCGTCGGCATCGCGTGGCACTTCGCCATGCTCGGCACCTACGGCGTGCTGGGCGTCGCGCTGATCCCGTTCCTGCTGTTCGCCCTGCTGGGCTGGCAGGTGTTCGGGCCGCCGTTGCGATAGCCGCCACTTTTCCCGGCCGGTTGTGCTGATCGCCACTTAATTTCGCGCCCAACGTGATAAGTAGCCGCGCCGGTCGCAGGATGTCCCTGTGACCCGCTCACGTTCTGGGAGACACCATTGCGCAAACATCTACTCGCTACCGCAGCCATCGCCGCCCTTCTCGCCCTGTCGGGCATGGCTCACGCGGCTTCGCTCACCCTCGCCACCGGCAGCAGCCAAACCGTCAGTCAGGGTGCCACCAACTCGGCCAGCGCCTCGGTCGGCGTGACGGCCATCGCGGGCGTCTCCGCTGGCACCACGTCGGGCGCGGGGCAGAATGTCGGCACGGCGACCGGCACGTCGCAGACCACGCCGGGCGGCACGACCGGCACCTCGAACCACAGCAACACGTCGCAGACGCAGGCCAATAACGCCTCCTTCTCGATCGGCGGCGCGGCGAACTTCGCGGGCTCGGCGGCCAACGCCAACGGCAATTCCGGCGCGGCCACCACCGGCAACTTTTTCACCATCGTTCTGAGCCCGCTCCCCTAAGCCTGACGGCCTGACACGTCAGGCTATCGGGTGCTGCCGCCGCCCTCGCCCCTCCCTGTGCGCGAGGGCGGCGTGTAGCGAAGGCGCACTTCAACTCGGTCTCGTCAGGATCAACCCATCATGAAAGCCCTTTTCAGTTTCGCCGCGCTGGCCGTCACCGCGCTGGCGCTGCAGAGCCTTCCAGCGAAGGCGCAGACCTCGACTTCCGGTTCGACCTCGACCTCGGCCTCGGGCTCGACGTCGAGTAGCACCAGCGGCAGCTCGACGACCTCGGGCACGTCGGGCAATCGGCAGAACCAGAACACGCGACAGAACGCGATCACCAACAACAGCACCAGCGTCCCGATCACGTTCAACGGTGCAGGCGCGGCCGACCCTCCCGGCGCGACGAACGCCGCGAACGGCAGCAGCACGCCGGGCGGCTCGACCGGCCAGCCTTTCTACGGGCAGTCCGACGTCACGGTGCGCACCACGCCGACCGTCTACGCGCCTCCGGTGAGCGGCGGCAATCCGTGCACGCTCGCGGTCTCGGGCGGCGTCTCGGTGATCGGCTGGGGTGCCGCCGCGGGCGGGACTTTCGTGGACCAGGATTGCGCCGATCGCCAAAAAATCGCGATGATCCACAATGCCGGATATGCCAAGGCGGCGCGCGAGCTGATGTGCAACGATAAGGCGACCTATCTCGCCTTTCGCGGCACCGAGACGCCGTGCAATCCGCGCCCGCAGTTCGACGGGCCCGCGCAGCCGACGCCGATGGTGCAGCAGCAGCCGACGCCGATCACGCGCACGACCAGCGCGCAGCCGTTCCAGCCGTCCGGCCGCTTCGCCTGTATGAACGCGCGCGGTCGCGAGGTCCCGAGCGGCACGGCGGGCTCGTCGTGCGGCTACATCTGACGCTGCGGCAGGGTCTTTGTTTCGCACTGGCGCTCGCGCTCGTCGTTCTGCTGATCACGGCGACGATGGCGCAGAACGCGGTGCCCTGTCGCTACGTGCCGAACGGCGTCAACATCACGATCGCCTGCGCCAACGGCTTCTGGCAGACGACCACGCCCGAGGGTGAAGTGATCACCGGCAACGGCGTCGCGGATCCAAGCGCCGACGCTGCGGGCTCGGGCATCGTGATCAACCCGGCGACGGGCGGCCCGGCGATCGGCGCGGGGCCAACGGTCACGCCGCCGACCAACCAGCTGCCGATGCTGGCGCCCTATCAAGCCGAGCAATTCGGATTCCAGCCTCGCCAGTGATCAGGAGCTCGTCATGCTGTCTTGCATCGTCGGAGCGCTTCTCGCGTGCGGCCAGTCGGCCGCCATGCACATCCCCGGCCCGATCGCCTATGCGCCGCAGACCAGCACGGCTTGGCAATACTACGCCCAGCCCATCCAGTTCGTGCCAGCGGTCGTGATCATTCGACGAGCCTGAGCCATGAGCGAGCGCCCGCCGTTCGACCCGGTGCGCGCCTGTTTCTTTTTGGTGGCGGGAGTGATCGCTGTGCACTGTCTTGTCGTCCTCGCGGGGGCCACGCTGTGCGTCGTCGAGTGGTCGTCGATGCCTTTGGTCGACGGCAAGCGCTGCGATCCGTCGAGCCGTCTGGGCGATCTGCTGGCCGGTGCGCTCGCCGCCGCGCTGGCCTTTGCGGGCGGTTTCAACAGACCGAAGCCGCCCTCATGAGTCGCCCGCCGTTCGACCCGGTGCGGTCGGCCTTCTATCTCGTGGCGTTCGTGCTGGTCGCGCATATCGTCATCGTGCTGATCGGCGTCGCCACGTGCGTCTGGCACAGCGAGACGATCGTCGGCGGCAACTTCAAATGCGATGCCGACGGTCATCTGTTCGAGCTGCTGGGCGCGGCGCTGTCAGCGGCACTCGCCTTCGCGGGCGGCATGATGCGCGGCCCGCCACCACCACCACCGCCAAAGGAGTGATTCATGCCGCAAGCCACCATCACGCTCGATCAGGTCGAACTCTGGCTGCGCTGCGTGGGCAAAGGCGTCCTCGATCTGTCGCGCGACAACGAGGCGATGGCCAACGCCGCGCTTGGCTTCCTGGTCCGACCGCCCGCGCCGTCGCCCGAGCCCGGCCAGCTGTCGCCGCATTTCACCTTGGCCGAGTTCATCGCCTCCGACACCGCCGCCATGCAGGGGATCGACAACACGCCCGACAGCACCGTCGAGGCCCAGCTGTTCGATCTGGCCAACGACACCATGGAGGGCGTGCGCTCGATCTGCGGCGGCAACCCGGTCATGATCTCGTCGGGCTTTCGCTGCCCGCAGCTGAACAGCGCGGTCGGCGGCGCGTCGAACAGCGCGCACCTGTACGGCGCGGCCTGCGACTTCACCATCCCCGCCTTTGGCAGCGTTCTCAACGTCTGCCGGGCGATCGAGCCCCACCTTGCCGAGCTGGGGATCGACCAGCTGATTTATGAAAACGGGTCGTGGATACATATCGGCCGGGCGATCCCGCCGTCGACCACGCCTCGTCACCAGTGCCTGACGATCGACAGCCGGGGCACTCAATCGGGGATCGTCGCCTAGAAACGCAACGATTCGTGGCCGTCGAACTTTGACTACCCAACGCTAACCAACTCGAGGAGGCCCCAATGGCCGAAGTCAAGCCGATGACGATCGCTGATCAGCAGCACGAACAGGGCGCGCCACGCCCGGCGACAGAGCCGCCGCAGCAAGTGCATCACCACCACGAGCCCGCGCCCGTGCTGGGCGCGACCGCCGTGCCGCCCTCGGGCCTCGCCAAGGACCTCTATGATTTTCGGCTGACCGCCGACCCGTGGCTGTACGATCGCGTCGCCGCCTATCACCCGCACGCCGCCGAGACGGAGCTGCACCTCAACCAGTTCAAGGAGGATTACGGCCGCCAGAAGTCGGCGAGCGACGCCCAGCCAGCGCCGGAGCCGCCGTCGCCCGATCCCGGCAAGCCGACGCCGCTGCCCGCCGACCCGCCCGTGGGCCAGACCGCGCGCTGACACGCGACGATCACCTGACGTCGACCGACATTTCGAGTAGAGGGGGCGTTGATCGAGAAAAGCCCACGTTTCCGTTCGTGACTTCCCAGCTCGATCAGCAGCCATTGGCCCGCTCGTCCCCACCCCGGGGCGAGCGGGCCTTTTTTTGCGTGTCGAGGACGAGCTGCGGGGCTCGCTGGGCGCTATTCCCTAGCTAGGGGCATATCAGCTGCTGAACAGCGTCGAGCGTGTCAGGCAGTCAAAAAAAGCCCCCGCGATCACAGCGGATCGCGAGGGTGTTTCCCGCACTGATGACCGAGGGGGACTCGGCGCACCCAACAGGGCGTTTCAGCCCTCTTGCACAGGGCCGCCCCGTTTCACGGGAAACGAGGTCTCGACAGCGCTCGGGGCTGTTGCTCTGGGGGAGGCCCCCATGGCGCTGCCGATCCCGATCACGGCGCGGCGTGCCCGTTGGCCTGTTCGCGGGCGATCAGCGCCTCGACATCGATCCCTAGCACCCTGCTGACCTTCGGGCGCAACGCAGCGCCCGGCTTGCCGATCGCGCGCTCCCAATGGCTGATCAGCGAATTGTGGCAGCCGATCTTGTCGGCGAGCGCCGAACGCGAGAGGCCCTTCGCCTCGCGCGCCTTGTTGATCGCGATGCCCAGCGCGCCCTTGGGCGGCTTGGGCGAGCCGATTCCCGCGCTTTTGTTCAGGGTCGAGACCGGGCGCTTGGCGCGTCGAGCGCGCATGTCCTTCGCGATCATCAGCAAGTCGTCGCGCCTGATCAGCGGGCGCTTTGCGAGGAAGGCGCGCAGCTCGGCCAAAAAGCGCGATCGCTCGCGCTCGGCCATCAGTCGCTCGTCGATCTCGGCGCGCGCCTTCAAGAGCTGTTGCAGCTCTTTGGTCGGCGGCGCTTTCATCGGCGCTGTGGGTCCCTGTCCTGATGTTGCTCGCGGCATCTCACTTCTCCTTGTTGGCGGGCGGTTCGTTGGCGTGGGCACTCTCGCGCACGTCGAGCGTGACGTGACGAGGGCGCGACTTCGTTCGCTTGGGCGAGGCGGCTTTGCCCCTGATGCGATCGACGCGGCGCACCAGCGACGCTGTCGAGATCGGCAGCAGATCGTATTCGCCGGGGATGAACGTGCCGCCTCGATCAAAGGCGACGATCTCGCGCGTCGCATACTCGGGCGTTCGATAGCGACGCCACTCGCCTCTGATCATCACGTAAACGCACGACAGATGGACCTTGGCTGCTGTCGCGCCCTTGATCTGTCGAACAGCTGCGAGCGCGATCGCGCACGCGTTGGGGTTTTTCGGCGCACCCTTTTTGATGTCGGCCGCCGTGACGTTCAGTCTGATCGCCGTCGACGCATTGTGCACGTCGAGGCCGTCGATCCTTTTACTCATGCCGACACCAGATCGAAAACCTGGCCGAGCTGCAGCGTGGCGATGCCGACCATCGATCGACCCTCGTCGGGCAGACGGATCATCAGCATGGCGCGATCGGGCCGTCGCTCGATCGTGTGCAGCTCGACGACGACGCGCCCGACAGCGCCTCGACGTCCCAACGCTTTGCGCTCGCGCTGATCGCGCTTGCGATACGCCTCGACGATCGCGACGCGCTCTTGCGCCGTGTCCTCGAAACAGTTCAGCCCGTTTATTGGCAAACTCATGATGGCGTGTTCCCCTGTCTCGTCGATGTAGTTGAATTGGAGCCAATGCCCCTGATGTCGTGGCAGCTTCACTTGTCGTCACTCCTTTTTTGGCAAGATAGAAGCGAGAGACTTAACGAAACGTGAAGTCGCTGTCAGCAACGGTCGACGTGTGGCAGGGGCATGCACCACACGTCAAGAGTGCGTCGCTTCACAGCGCTGCGAGGGCGCAGGGCTGCAGCTGCTGTGAACAAAGTGTGGAGATATGCGCGCTTGTCGTCGAGCTGTGCGCGCAGAGGGGCCCGCAGCGAGATGATCAGCGCTCGATCAGCTGGGCCCCTTTGAATGTTTTCGAGGGGCCCGAGCGCGCTAAGTCATTGGAATCGCTTCGTGCGCGTCTCGCCGCCCAAGAATGTTGGGGGGCTATAGCGCGTTGAGATCACACAACATTTTTGGGACCCTTTGCGGGTTGGGCCCCTTTCTGGGCCCCACGCACGAAAAAGCGCGCCACAAGGGCGCGCTTCGTGTCGTGTCTGGGACACGCTCTAGGACGAGCTGCGGGGCTCACCAGAGCGTGTCCGATCGATCAGCTGCCCCGCTGCAGCAGATAGCCCCCTTTGACGCTCACAGCGCGATAAACGAGCCCATTCGTGCACGTGCCGACGATGTCGTCGCCCACGTTGCGCGCGACGACGAGATCGCCACAAGGCGCGCCCTGCAGCGTGATGATCGAGCCCAGCTTGCGCATCGCTGCGGGCATGACGTCGGGTTCAGCCGACGACGACGACGTGAACGTCGTCGCGCGTTGCATCGGGTTTTTGATCGCGACAACAGTCGCGACAGCGATCAGCGCGAGCGCGCCGATGCCGATCTTTTGACTCGTTCTCATGACGGACTCCAATTATTCGTTTCGTCGATCAGCTGCACGCGCTCGCCACTCTCGTCCTCATAGAACGTCGAGAAGCGCTCGTGGAAGTCGCGTTCAGCTGCGCAGCGCTCGCGCCACCCGATCAGCGTGTCGCGCGTCTGCATGTGTTCGTCGGCCCAAGTCTCGATCGCAGTCTCGGGATCGACGCCCTCGGGCACGGCGATCCTGATCGATGTCCCGCGCGCGGGCTCAGTGATCAGCCAATAATGGGTCACGACTTGTCTCCCTCGTCGAGCAACACGTGCGACGCGCCGATCGAGCCCTGTTCAGTGAGATCGCGACGCTGGGCAAGTCGCCACGCGTCGTTCCAGAATGACGCGTCGCGCTCGCAGTCGCCTTCGGGCTCATGCCCAACGTGACGTTCGAACGCTTCGGCCATCGGCATGTTGGCGTCGCAGAAATCGTGCGACGCGCAGCAGCCCGTGCCGATGTTCGCGATGTTGTCGAATCGCAGCTGTCCCCACGCGGCGTCAGATAGACCCTCACGCAGCAGCTTGACGAAGTCGCGCGCGATGCGATCGACGATCGTCGCTCGACGATGCGCGCGCAGCTCGATCAGTCGCCAGCCCCTGACGATCTCGACAGCAGCGTCGAACGTGACGTCAGCGCGATATTCCTCGGCGTCGCCGATCGAATAGTTCTCGCTGTAGAGCCCGGCGATCCACACGGGTTCGTCGGGGTCGCCCTCGTGATCGCTCTCGTGATGCGTGACGAGCGCATAGCGCTTTGACGGCTCGTCGCTCCCGGCTGGGCCGAGATTGATCCACCACGCTGTGAGCCCGCCGCCCATTTGCTCGACGTAGCCGTGCAGCGCGCCCATGGCGTTGTCGATCTTTTCAAGCTGTTCGTTTGTGCAAGTCATGACTCGTTCCTTTTGTTGGCAAGTTGATCAGCTGGCAGAACGCAGGCGCGAAATGCGCCGACGATGTTCGATGCGACGCGACGGATCGAGATAGAGCCGGGCGACGTCGTCTTTCGACCAGCCGCCGAACACCATCAAATCCTCGTGGCTGCCCCCACGTGCGACGAGATCAGTCGCGCCCGCTTTGCGCACGCCGTGACAGTGCAGCTCGTTGGGCAGTCGCGCCTCTTTGCACCACGCTTTGAAGTGTCGCCCGAAAGCGACGCTCTTGTATGGGCGTCCGTCGTGCTGGAGATAGCGATCGCGCGACGCGTCGAGCTGATCGACATGGGGCGTCGCCTTGATGATCGCGCGCAGCTCGTCGTCGATCAGGACGGAGTTTTTCTTCGGGATGCGCCGACGAAATTGCCCCGTGCACTTGCTCGACCCGTTCTTTGTCTCGACGAACGACAGCACGCCGTCCTCGACGTCGCGCGGGTTCAGCTTGATGACGTCAGAGCGACGCACGCCCGTCCGAAACATCAGCTCGAAAGCGAGGCGCGCTTTCGTGCCGATCTTGTGCGTCGAGCGAAACGCCTCGACGTGCTGGGGCTTCCATGGCGCATGCCCCTTCGAATCGATCACGAAGGGTTCGCAGTCGTCGCCCTTGCAGGGATTGAAGCCCGCCGGATAGTGGCCCTTGCGCATCGCCCAAGTGAACATGCTGTGAAGCGCGAGCAACGCACGATTGGCCCGACCCTCGCGACGACGACGATCAGTGTCGCGCGTGTCAGGAGCTGCCATCGCGTGTTTGATCTTGGCGATGTTCACGGGTTTGTAGTGCGCGAGGGGGATGTCGCCGCGCTGCATGTTCGACTCGGCGTTCAGCGTGTCGCAGACGTCGAACAGGATGCCGCGCTTCCAGTATTGCGTGTGAGGCGCGCACTCTTTGAAGTGTTCGCTTGCGACGTACAGCTCGACGACGTCGCGCAGCGTGCCCGACTTGCGCCCCGCTGCGATCTTGGGTCGCTCGCGTGACTGCAGCCCCTCGACGAACGCGTCGAGATCGGCGACGCCCTCGTTCAGCTGCTGCCACACGGCGACGCGCGCGACAGGGTCGAGGGGCAGGGGGATTTTGCGATCGCCGTAGAGCGAGCGCCTTCGGTAGTATTTGCCGCCTTGGATCGTGTAGGCGAGATCGACTTTCGACTTACTGGTCACTGTGTTCTCCTGTGCAAGAGGTGAGAACACACAATCTACAGGTTGAGTGAAATCGAGTAAACACTATGTGAAGTCGTTGCGGCCAAAGGCGAATTTTCACCCATTCCCAGCGAGATCGCGCGGCGTCGATCCTGTCGACGTTTCGTGCACTTCGGGCAGCGCGTCGAAATAGACGTCGAGCTGATCAATGTCCCACACGTTCTGGCCGTCGATCCGCTTCGGCTTCGGCATCGAGCCGCGCCGGACCATCGTGTCGAACTTCTCGATCGAGACGCCGACATAAACCGCCGCGTCGACCGCGCGCAGCCCTCGGCGTGGCTGCGATCGTCGCCGCAGCTCGCGCAGCTCGACGCGCCGAGGGTTCGTCGTCGTCATCAGAACAGCATGTCGGCGGCAATCATGCCGAGCTGGGTCGCCGTCTCCAGTGTCGTCGCGCCGCGACTGATGTGATCGATGGTGGATTTTCCCTGCGGCCAGATCGCCAGCGACGCCGCCCAGGTTGTGCCATCCTCGTTGACGAGACCGTTGGCGCGCATCATCGCCTCGATCGCGACCATGCAATGTTCCAGAATCTGTTCGACCCCGCCGTCGTTGGGCCGTGCGTCGTTGAAATCGATCGTCATGGGAGCCTCCGGGCGCGCGGCGGCGACAGGTTCAGATCGAGCGCGTGCAGGTCGATCGCGCGCGCCTCGGCATAGCGCTGGCCGTCGAATGGCCCGAGCCGAAGGATCGGCCCCTTGTCGTCGTGTTCGACGACGGCGAACTGCATTGCCCCTGTCGCAAGAGTCGTCACCACTTCGAATTTACCGACTCGCATGTTGCCCTCCCTCACGCTCTGCCAATCTGATCAGTGTCTCGATCGCCGCGTCGAGCGCGGTATTCTGTCGGGCGGCGAGCGCCACCGTCAGCCGCCCGCTGTCGATCAGCCGGGGATAGACGTTGGTGCGCATCGCGCGCTCGCGTTTCAGCTCGGCGATCTGGCCCTGCAGCGACTCAGGCGCGGGCCGATTGCTCGTTCTGTCGTTCATCGGTTTCCCCTCTCGGCAGATAGTCGATCGCATGCGCGAACATCACATCGAACTCGGTCGGGCTCAT